AATTATAACCGATTGTATCATCTTTAACTGCGTTTTTGGGATGAATGATAATATAATAATCTTCAACGTCTGCCGCAATTGCACGTTCTTCAAATTCCTTAATTCTAAGTTCGCCCTCTAGCCAGAACGAATTATTAATGTGTACGGCGCTGTTACATTCAATAGCGGTTTCAGTTGTACCACTTCCACCGCCTGCGCAAAGAACATTAAAGTAATTTTCGGTTGCTTCACCAAGTTTAATAACACAATTACTAGTGCCGTTCCCAAATAAACCTGCCGTGAAATAATCGTTTTTAATTCCTGCAAGATTCAATGCTAAATAATTACTAGTTGTAACTGTTTCATCATCATAAATTGCAATACCGTTTGTTTCGTTGCTGATAATAACAGTAAAATCGCCGTTAGTGCTAATTGTAGTATCGCCCGCCACTTCCTGCCATATTTTGGGGAATTTCAGCGGCCCGGTCATGGTATCGCCAGTACGTTTAACATACAATTCTAGCTTACTTGCAAGGTCTTCAAACGTAACGTAATTTTTGAAATATTCATCAATTTTACTAACCAGCATATAGGTGCTATCACCATAATCTTTGCTGATATAGTTTCCTTTAGGTTGATAGCGTCTATCAGCTTCACTAGCTGTAATATAATCACCTTTATGTTGAAAATTTTGAATTACCCATTCTTTTGTTACATCACCAGTGCCGCCGCTTGCAATTTCAGTTACAGAAACGTTAGTGATAATATCAATATCATACCATGCGCCAGCGTTTCTATACTGCTGTAAAGCAATTGTACCGTCTGTTATTTGTACCCTATAATCACGGTCGAAAGAGAAATAATAAGTAATTTCATTATCAAGCGTAAAACTGCTTGCGAATCCCTCATAAATTCCACCGTTTTCAAATGTAACTGTAATTTCACTTGCCATATTTAGCACCACAACTGAATAAACAGTTCTTCACAATCGTTAAAAACCATTTCGTTAATATTGCGCTGTGCTTCATAGTACGCGCGCAACATTTCGGATTGATTGCCACGGATATTATTTGCAACACGCTTTTCCGTATCGTTCCCGGTCATATTACTAGTTCTATCCGTGGTAGAAGTGCCAACGGTTTCACTAGTATTTTTATTTGTAATTTTCCCGGTTGTTTCCGTTGCATCGTTACGGGTTACGGTTGCTGTATTTTCGTTAGTGGTCGTATCAGTATTAGTAGTTTCGTTTCTGTTCGTGGTCGTGCTGTTGTTTTCGCTATTATTGGTTTCCGTTCCACCGTTTACGGTTTTACCCGTTCCCGTTGTCGTGGTTTTATCCGTACCGTTCACGGTCGTTTCGCCAGTGGTTGCACCCTTGTGTGCCCGGCTCATATAGGAATTATCATTAAAATTAGCAAGACTTCCCTGCGGTAAATCGGATTCTTGAGAATTATCATTTGCACTAGTGGTTGTAGTGCTACCTGTTTCACCATTGACGGCTGTGTTATTTTCGCTCGTAACGGTGCTGTTATTTTCTCGTGTGGTCTTTCCCGTTCCTGCATCGGTAACAGTGCCGTCAAAATTAACAGTACCATTATTTGTAATAGTGCCGTTAGTTTGGGTTTTATCCGTTCCCGTTACGGTTGTATTCCCTGTACTTGCCTGTTCACCGTTCCCGGTATTCGTTACATTATTTGTATCGTTCCCGGTCGTGGTATTCGTTCCCGTATGGTCACGGGTAATAGTTTCATCAATGATTTCAGTATAGAACGGGTCATATTCTTTTGCATTTGCAAGATACAGTTTATTGTAATATGGCATAATTACATTTAGCTTATCTTCCAAACGTAAGAAAAAATAATCCGTGGTTTCAAGTCCGATTTCACGCATGTAGAAATGGCGGATAAAATTTTGTTCAAATTCTATCCGTTTGCTTTCATCGTAAAACGGAAAATTAAAATTAAAAAATTTCGGCGCGGCTTCTGCGATAACTGTACTAATCGGAGTTGTTTTCCCCGTCAGCATCTCGCAAATCGTCCGGGTTGTTGACGTATAATTGCCCATCTGTAACACCCCCATTATCCTGCATTTGAGATAGTCTAAGGTCGGAACGGAAACGAACATCTAAGTTCGTGCCAAAAAGTTTATTAAATTCGTTGCAAAATTGCTGTCTTGCAACTAGGGGACTTTGGCGCATACTTTCAGTTTGGCCCATGTTTGCAGTAACTTCTTCTTCAACCAACCGTTCAGACTTTTCACTAGTGTTAGCTTCAATGCCCAAATAGGTTAATGCTTCATAAAGTATCTGCCGTTTTAGGGTCTGCAATTTATCGGCAACGAACGGCGGTTTCAAATCAAGAACGTTGATAGGTTTTTCACCGTTCACGCCGTAAAACTTGCTAGTAATAATCGCGGGTTCAAAATTATCAACTTGCTTAAACATGTTAGCAACCGTTAAACGTTGATTTTCAGAACAACTAACAATATACGGGGTTTTCTGTACGTTAATATTAACATCGATTGTACGGTCAACTTTAGTTAACTTTCTAGCAAAATACAAAATTGCGGGTAGGTCGGGGCAACGGCTGTAATTAGCATAAAGCAATGCCGCGTCAGGTTCAGTTTCTTTAGTTCCCAGCGTGATAGTATACGGAGTCAAATTAAACTGCTGATAACCATTATACCCATACGCATTAACTTTTGCAGGGTATCCAAAAATATCTAGAATAGAATTGTTAGTGCATGGCATAATAAGATACTTGTCTAGAATCCTGTCTTTATATCCTACCATAAAGCCGTTAAAGAAAAGTACCTGTTCAATAAACTTTTCGTTGCAGGTTTCCGGTAAATTTACCCATTCAAAACGACTAATAGCAATATTATAAAGGCGGTTAAACCATGTACTATAAGTCGTTTCCGTAAAGTATTTTGCATTTTCAATCCAAGGCGGTTTCTGCATTATAGTTCACCTCGCAAACTGTTATTTAATCCGTAATTGCCAACATCGTTAACGTGCCAGAACGTAACACCGTTGTTTAACATGTTCTTCAATGCTGTTTCTGCAAATTCGGGTATATTACCACTAATACTTGCACCAATCGTTTTTACATAGTTCCAAGAGGGTCTACCTGTAATGTTAGGCGCTTTAATCCTACAAACTTTGTAACCAAACGCGGTAAAATATTCATCAATGATTTTTGCGTATTCGGGTAAAATCTGTTTAGATACTAAACGAATAATTAATTGCGTATCATATGCAAGCTGTGATACACTCTGTGTACCTGCTACGGTTTTAGAGTTTAAAGAACGTGTACGCAAGTCCATAATATCCTGCCCGATTGCAACGCTAGAGGAAATACCCTGTTGTACATTACCTGTTGCAACTGCTGTACCAATTTGCACAACTTGCCCAATTAAACCCACTGCCAATTGCGGGCCGTATTGTACTAGATAATTCTGAAACGCATTAGCGCCAAAACTTGCAGTAGGGTACGCGCCAGTTGGTACAGAATTTTCAAGCGCAAACGCATTTGTTGCTATACTTTCTTTTTGATAGCCAACCGGGTATACATAACTACTTCCGCCAGCGTATTTAGGGGCTTTTAGTGCAAACGTTGCAGTTCCATCAGTAAACCATTCATATCGATAGGGTGTTTCGCTACCTGCCAAAACAAGAGTGATATAATTATAAGGATAGCACAATAACTTGTTGTTTTTAGGTGTATAATCATCAAAAGCTGTAGGCCTAGAAATACTATAATTTGCACTACTGCTTGTATCTGTAAGGGCAAACATAGAAATTAAACTTTCTAGTTTACCTTTACGGGTATAGAGTTCTACAATCCTATTCGCTTGTGAACGTTCGCTTAAATTGATTTTATAATAACCGCTAACCTCATTCCCAGTTGCGCCCGGTTCTGTCCATGTAAACCCATCCTGTGCAAGTTCATCAAAAGTTTGCGTTGCGTACATGTACCATTTGTGCGGAATATAATTGTTACTGCTTGCCACGTTTACCGGGTCACCCATCACAACGTTTTCTGGTACAGTGTTTGCACCTATTGCATCGTCTGTAACGTGTTCCCGTTCAACGTAAGAGGGATTAACCGTAACATTATACCACCATGTTTGGAACAAATCAAAATTAAAACTAATCAAGCATGTATTATCTGCCAAATACTGAACGTCAGTGATAAAAGCATAAAACCACTTATTAGAATAGCCCGTATTCTGCCATGCAAGATAGTTGCAGTCTCGGTACTGGTCTGCAAAACCATCAACACGGATTTTACGCTCCGGGCCAATATAAGCATAATTATTTTTAATGTAAGCGGCTTTACTGATAATATAGCTTTGTGCCGCGCTTGCACTGCCAAACAGCCGAACGTGCGAATAATCGCTATTCCACGGAATACCTTTACAGATATAAAGGCTTGTAGATTGCGCCATTAAAACCACTCCTTATATTTAAAGATTTTACGGCGCAATTCGCCAAGTTCACTTTCAGTCAATAGCTTAATCCCTGCTGTGAATTCCATATAATAGGTTTCCTTTAATGCAAGGTTTGAATATTCTGTCATGGCAACATAGCATTTATACAAATAATCAGTACTTTTCATTTTTATTACCTTTCTATATAGAGAATTGCGGGAATTGCACCCGCGAAAACTTTTATTCTCATATAAAGGGCCCTGCCGGGCCCTGATATTAACTAACGGTAATATCAGCCGTGCCGGATTTGGCATTATCAAAAACGCTAGTTGCCTTCACGGTATATTTGCCGCTTGCATTTGCACCAAATGCAATAAAACCAGTGTTTTCATCAATCGTAACGTTAGCACTAGGATTGATAGAGAATTTAACACCCTTATTTGCAAAGTCAGTGCCGCTAACACTTGCCACTGCTACAACGCGGCTCTGTGCGGTTGCGGTTTCGGGTGCAGTAACGGTAACGGCGGTAATAGTCGGGGTCATGGTAGTAAAACCAACAATAGGCGCAAACGGGGACGCGCTGTAAATTCTCCATACGTGGTTGAATTCATTCCAGTAAAGCAGTGCCGCGTTGTACTGCTCGGTAAACTGATTCAGCACATCGTAAACCTGCAACCAATCACGGGACATAACGACAATACCAACGGAATTAAGGGCGGTAATGTCACCTGCATTAGGTCGGGTATAGGACGGGTCTTTTGCAAGCAGGTCATCCAGACGGGCCAGTTCACCTTCATTAAAGGCAAAACTATCCACAAGCACACGCTGTCCCATAAACTGCACTTTGGACATGTTAAATGCACTTGCCAAAACATCAACGTCAATAGTTGCTTCATAATCGGCGGTCATTACCACAAAAATATCATCTGTGGTCGGGATAAAGGTGTTCACGCCAGCAATGTTATAGTCTTTCGACATAAACTGCAACTTATTTGTAATGCCCTTTACTTTCTTTACTGCGTTCTTGCCGCTTGCTTCATCTTCAACAGCGGCGATAGTCTGCATGTTCACATTACCTGCAAGCATGCTCTGCGCAATAACATACTTCATCATAATAAATTCATCGTATGCCGCGCCAGAATACAGGCTATTTACAATCCGTGCAATAAGGTCAGTTACGCCATCCAGTGACAAAAACGCTTGCCGCAAATTCTGTTCGCTAACGGTCGTTTTATAATACGTCTGCATGTTCAACGCATGGAAAGCAGATTTAATATCGGGGTTAGCACGTTTAAACGCCTGTTCGGTTTCGTTCGTGCTGTTCCAATCATAGTTACTTGCTTTAGCAATGTCAACAAAAATTTCTTCAATACTTTCACCGTATTCCAGCAAACCCTTTTTAGCAAATGCCAGCGGGTTACTATAAAGCTTGCTAGTAACCATAACACGCGCAATACGGTTTACCAGTGCGGACACAAACTCGTTCATGCGTGGCTGAAATGCAAGAATCTGCTCACCCACGGCGCGGATACTTTCAGTTGTCGCATCTGCATGCGGCACTGCCTGATAATATTCGGCGCTTGCATTATCTCGAATTGCATTAAGGATACCAACGCTGTTAGCATCCAACTGCGAAACAGTAGGTTTCAATGGCATAATAAAACACTCCTTTTACTTAAATAAAGAATCAAAAGTCATTCGTTCTTTTGGGTCATGTTCGTTCAGTTTCGGAAGGTCAGGCTCGTTCGGTACTGCACCAAGAAATTTTTCAACATATTGCTTGCGCAATGCGGCTTCATTTGCAACCGCTGTTGCGCGGGCCGCTTCACGGTCTGCCATTTCCTGCAACAAATTATCGTTTTCATCTAGAATTCTGCTTGCAAGCTGTCCCTGCGTTTCGGCTTCTGCTCCTGCATATTCTGCAAGTACCGCGCTAAGTTCTTCACGTGTCATTTCTCGCTCACCTCGTATGCAATAGATAGTTCGTTTGCCAGTGCAACAAATTTATCTTTGTCACCGTTGCTGATATTTTCAACAATAAAGTTGAAAAGTTTGTTAGTAGTGGATTGTTTCGGGTAACCATTCAACCCGGCCCGCTTGATAATATCGGGATAGTCTCGCCGCATGTAGTTTTGGTCACATGCGCTAGAATAAACGCCGTCAACATGGACGGGTGCAAGATAGTTTGTACTGCCGCCATACTGCCAAATTCCCCAATCAGTTACATATTCGGGCGATTTGCGGGAATACTTTGCAACCCATTTATCATAGGGCTTCAGCAAGGAAATATCAAGCCGGGATTTGAACCCACTAATATCACTTGCATAAATCATTGCATAGTAACCAGCGTTTTCAAGATACTTGCAAAATTCAATTGCATTTTGACTAGTCTGTGTTCTGTAGCCATCGGGCGACAACTCAATATCGCAAGCAATAGGCAAGTCAAACTTTTTACCTTTAATCAGGCCCAGGAAATAGGCAGCTTCTTTACTGCCGCGCCCGGCAACGTGGAATTGCCCAGAACAATAGAAATATGCGCCCACGTGCATACCAGCGGCAACGGCATCTTCATAGAATTTATCAAAACATTCGTCCGGGTACATGCCACCGTTTTGATTACCAAACCCCGCGCGAATCATCACGCCAGTAAATCCTGCTTTCTTGACTTTTTCAAAATCAATTTTACTTTGCCATTTGCTAACATCAATCAGTTTTTCCATATTTATCATCCTTTACTTGCTTAACCTTTGCAAAGATTTCAGATAAAGGGCCGATTAAATCAGGGTTAACTTCACCAATGTTTTCTACAATGCTAGATAGTTCCATTACAACGATATAAAGAGTAATGAAACTGATAAACGGGAATTCAATGTTAATCCCAATCATAGGTAGGCCCAGTTCTAAATAAAACATAACACCTACGGCGGCAATTTCTGCAACTTTATGATAAAGGCCCTGCCGCATTACCTCGGATTTGTACTCGTGTTTATAACAGGCTTTAATTAAACCCGTCAAATAATCGGCAACGATTGCCACCATAATTAAAGACAACTGCATTACTTTTGGATTCATTTTTAATCACCTCTTTTCTTTACTATACATTATATAAATATATTTGTCAATATATTTAACCGTGAATTTTAAATGTAGTATCCATTAGAACAGTCCCACCGGGAACAACTTTAGTTGTTAATTTACCATCAAATACTGCCCCATAATCAAACGAATCAATTGTAACTTGCTGTTTGACACTTTTCGTCATTCCTGCACCCGTTACTTGCCAATCGTTCAAAATAAAACCGTCACCACGTCCAATTATCATTTCTTCCATGTACAATTTAGGGCGCAAATACTTTGCTTGCGTGAATGTGTTTTCATGCTTAAATGCACCTAGTCGATAATCATCAACATCTAAACCGGGTACATCTTCATCACCCAATACATGTAAACTATCTGTATCGGCATACATGAAGCGGTCAAAACATTTTTGCGCGGCTCTGATTGTAACATCCCGTGCATACGCGGTACAGAAACAACCCACGGGAATATAAATAGGGTCACGGTCTTCTATATCACCCGGAAAATATTTTACTTGATTATTTTCTAGATAGGGCCAGCGACTTGCACATTTTGGATTTGTTGCCATCTTTCCATAAAAACTATTTAGCATTAGTTTAGCTAACTGATACCTTGCATAGTTATGTTCACTCTTTGCCGTTCTCTTTTGTTCATAGAAAAAATCTATATAATTATCAAATAGCTTTTCTCCTGCTCTATACATGTATCCATCTATAGGCCTGTAATTTTCTATATCGTAATGGTCAAAAAATAATGCAAGGTCAACGCTAGTCAATGTTAATTCTGTATCGTTAATTGATTCTGTAACGTATTCTGTAGGTATATAACCTGCTGTATTCTTTAACTGTATTGTTGGTAAGTGGTCAGGTTTTAGCTTAAAACTGCAATAGAAACGTTGGAAATATAACGGATATTTATTATTCTTTTGATATTCCCCAGTAAAATATAACCCCTCTCCAACCGGGTATACATGCGGGGAATGTAAAGCAAACGGATAAAGGCTATTCACATCATAAACGCGGCCCGCGCCCATTAGTTTGTTTTTGAATTGTGGTGCGACATAAGTAAAACCACCTTTATAGGCTTTACGCAAAAAAGCATCGTTTGCAGGAATAGGGAACGTTTTTCTAAAATTCTTTTTACCACCGCAACACTTTTCAACATAATAATTAAAAGCGTTACTACCTGCTGTGATTTTATTAAAACCATCATCGAATGTAGATTTTAAAGCGATTGCAACAATTAATGCGTCATTTGTTATATAGTCTTTTTCTTCCTTTGTTAATTCGTGCCCTTCTTCTCTGTATGCTTTATAATTAATATGCAGTTTCTGAACGGGTAGTTTCCAGCCCTTTGCAATGGCATCAACTGAATAAGGTAGAATCTTTAAAGAATCTATTATTTCGCATTTTGACTTTTCGTTAAATTTTAAAGTCATAGTGTAGAAAAAACCTTTATCAGATATTAGGGTATTAAATTCCATCGGTTGCAAATCGTTTTTAACTTTGTTTAACGCCCATCCGGTTTTTAATAAATGGTCTATTATAAAACTGCCGTCAAACTTTAAGTTATGAAAATAACAACGCCTGTTTTTACCTCGCAAGAATTCCATAAACGACCATATAGAATTACCATATTCACGGCGGGTATTATCTGCAATATTTATTGCAACCCACGCCCATACTCTACAATCGTTTGGGTCTGTTGTCGTTTCAAAATCGCACGACCAATACGCTTTTGTATTCATACTAACATACTACTATCGATTGACAAACCTAGTGCATTTGCAATTGCGTTTACTTTCTGTTGGCCCGTTACATTATCGTCATAAATATAACCGTCTAAGTCAATCAGATTCGACCATTCTTCACAAAATTTCGCCCATTGTTCCGCGGTCATTCTTGCAATTAAATAATAAACTTGCGCACCGCCCGGCACATTGTCTAAACCCTGTTTAAAAAATGCGCCTAAATAATGGTCTTGCGTAACTGTGGGCGCTTCTAACGTTTTAAACTTTTTATACCGTAACTGTTCATACTCGTAACGCTCTGCAACTTTTTGCAAACTGCGCCTACTTCTAATATCACTAATTACTGTTGGTTTCGCTTTCAGTTCGCTAATGCGCGGTACAATTCTATTTATAAGTTCTTCGCTACTTGCTGTTAATTTCTGTTGTTCAAGTTTCTTAATTTCTTTATTGTATGCTTGTCTCATTGCTTTGTCTAGTCTCTGAATTGTTCGCCGTTCACCTTTAGTAGTTGCAATTCTATAACCCTTTATCTGTTCTGTTTCAAAATCGCTAACTTTTTTGTAGTCTTTTAAACGCTTGATTGCTTGCCGCAACTCTTGCGTGTTTTTCGATTGCGCTTTTAGTTCCTGTACTGTAACGCGCGGTGCAACTGTAGTTCCGCCTGATTTTATAAAACGTGTTCGCATTTGGTTATAGCGTGAAACTGCTATTGTAAGTTCTTTTTCTACCTGCGGCGAAAATTTCTTTATTCTGCCTTTAATTGCTTTAAATTTACCATTTACAAACGGCATATTTTCACCACCTTAAAATATAAAGGCGATTGCAAGCCCACATTCAAAACTTGCAACCGCCTTTCTTTAATCTATCTTATTAGGCAAGAGTAATGGTCAAAACCTGATTCTTACCATTAGTAACCAAGCCGGGAACAATAACAATCGGCTTTTCCCAAGTATCGGGCAAACCGTACATGCTAACAATACGTTTAATAGAATTGTAAGCGCCCATGGAACAGCAACCGTAAGACTTGCCGTCCTTATCGAAAATAATCATACGCGGGGACAACTGCGTCTTGCCGTCAATCGGGCGTCCGTCCTCGTCCTTTGCTTCAAACTCGATAGGCTCGATATAAACACCTACCATAGCAATCTCTTTGTTAATGCACTCACGCAAACTCGCATCCGCGCGGTTCGTTGCATTAAAAATCTTCTTCTTTTCCTCGTCCGTGTTCATCGGCATAGAACAATAGCAACCGCTGAAAATGCTGGTTTCCATCATGGTTGCGGGAGTTTCTTTTGGTACAAGATTCTGATTAAACATAATGATTCTTTCCTTTCTTTACTGTTCAATTTCGGTAATGTTTGCATACTGGTTCACGATTGCATCCGGAATTTCAACGACACATTTCGGATAGCTTACACTCTGAATAACGCCGTTGCACTGCACTTTGCTTTTAGGTACACGCCCAGCAAAATAAATAACGTTTTCATTGTAAACGCCATCGCCCTGAGATTCAAGCGCATTCACTTTAGTACAAACTTTCTTGAATTCCATTGTTTAGTTCTCCTTTCGTTATGATTAAGAGGTTTCTCTTAACCTCTGTATATATTATGAATTTTGCAAAAAAATTCTTATTAAAAATTGCAGATTCTAGCAATCTCGTAAAACATATCTTTTATAGCTAACGACTCATAGTAAAGACAACCTGTATTATAGGCAAACTTTGTTATATCGCCGTGGAAACACTTTGTAAAAACTTTGCCTGTTAAGAGGTTAGGCTTCATATTTTCAGTAGTAAAGCTATAGGCCCTAATACAATTCGGGTTGCATTTGGTAGAGACAAATAGGCTATTGTTCTTATAATTCACCCAAACACCGTACATTTTCCCTTCATAAATAAAGTTATATAATAACTCACCTTTGGGAAAATCCTTTTCGACAAAATCAAAATTATCTAACAAAAAATCGTTTTCAAAAGCGTGCTTTGCATATGCACTATTTGCCATGATTTGGCCAAATTCTGTTGCTTTAGCTTGCTCTGTAAATTCTTTGTCGTTAATGTGCAACGCGTAAATATTTTTTGTTTTAAACTCGCCTTTGCTATTTAATTTTACGTGAAAAAAGTTATAATAGGGGTTGCTACTTGCAAAAGAGTTTCCTATAAAAATTACGGGGACACGCTTTCTATTTGGGTCAGAAGGCCGGGCCAACGTATCATAAAGCCGGGCGAATTCCTCGGGTTCATTCTTTAAATAGTGCTTGCCCTTGCGCGGGTCTAGAAAAATTTCTTCAAATATCATAAAGCGCAAGTTTGGCAAGTTCACGCCCTGTATACCTGCATCCGTGGACAAGCTGAAAAAATGGCAAATCGGTTTAAATCCATCATCTGTTTCAATCCCTGCCATAATTGTAATTAAACTTTGTGTTAATATCATCAAAATATTTTTTATACGCTTTTTGCGTTTCTGTTTTCGTGCGGCGAATAACGGCAAATTCTGCCATATTATCTTTTAAAAACAGATTCAAACCATAGTTGCGGCAACCTGTCGTTTTGCCATCACCTTTAGGGCCTGTTACAAAATTAAATAGCCGCTGTTTATTTAATATATCTGTAGGGTCAAACCATGCCATTGTATCACCTCATAAAGAAATAGAGGTACACGCAACAAACAAACGGGAGTAACTAACTCATGCGCAAAGGCCCTAATTAAAGGGTAGTTTCCAATAACGCGCGGTTTGTTTGCTGTCGTGCCCTCTACATATTTATTATACCTCTTTATTTGCCATTGTCAATAAAAGTACATCCGTTTTCTTCTACTTTAATATAGATAGTGTAGGATATAATATAATATCTTAAGTCAATTGCTGTAATGTATCTATATACTTCACATTTTGCACTAAACACTTTTGTTTCTTCATGCTCATTTGAAAAAGTGCCGTGCTCTCTGTATTTGATAATTAAAATATACATGTTACTATACCCCGTATTTTTGAACATACTGTGCATAGCTTAAACCCTCGTCCCTCGCTTTGCGGTTGATTTCTTCAATTGATACCTCGTTCGGCGGTTTCTTTGGTGGATTGTATAGAAAATCTTTGCAATCTTCGCAATATAATTGATTGCTTTTCTTTGCTTCAAACGGAATACCGCATAATATACATTTCTTAACCATGGCAATAGCTCCAAATTCCAAAATATGCTATTAGTAACCAAATCACGCCCCAAATAACAGCCGCGTTAATTTTGATATAATCAACAAAATTATCTGATACTATAGCTGTAATAAACTCAAAAATGATAATTCCGATAATTAGTAATAACAATGTAATGCACCATCCTTTATACACATAAACGTTACTGCTTTACGCCCGTAATAGTTAATATTCTTTTGCTCCATTAATTTAGGGATATTATCGGCAGTTGATACCGCGTAAAGTTTGTTAAAACGACTTAACAAATGCCAAACGTTATAAATACTCATTTTCTTAAATCTCCGTTACTATCATAATTTTGTACTTTAATAACGCTTAAAATTAAAAGGGATTCACACAATTTATAATGCGAACACTCTTCACAACATTTATGAATTTCATCTACTCACCACCTTTGAAAGTTCATCAATTTTACTGCACAATACGTT